CGCGACGGCAATCAGGTGACGTACACACTTGGGGACGCACCGGATGAGCCTGCCGTGCCGTCAGACGACGACAACGACGCGCTGCCGGATTTGTCTGATACGCCCGTCGCGGACACGGACCCAAACGTCAAAGACCTCACGGACGCAGAGCGACGCCTTGCGCGCGAACTCCAAACCGGGCGGTCACTTGACGAACTTAGCGACACGCTTGAAGACCGCCCCGGCGTCATTACCGAACGGTTGCGCGACTTACGACGCCGTGGGTGGCAGGTGTATATTGACGAGACGGCGGAACACATTGCGATTGAGGGCGACAGCACGTTACGCAGTTCGGAGCATATCGGGACGCGCACGCGAAAGGCAAACAAGTGGTGGGAACAGCGACATAATCAACTCGTCCGTGAATACAAAGGCTTGAGCGACGTGCCGAGTTCGGTCGACTCTGACGCCGACCCAGACACCGAGGACTGGGTACTCCACCTTACCGACATTCACGCGGGCGACTTTGTGCGACAAGACGACGGGACCGTTGTGTATGAACCCGAGTTAGTGCCAGACGTGATTGACTATGCGACACGTCGGAGCCTTCACCTTGCGGACGTACACGGCGCGGACTATGACACGGCGTATATTCTTGCGGGCGGTGACTGGGTGACGGGTGAGGGCGTGTATGAGGGACAGCTTGAGAACGGCGACGTAGAGGCGTTCATGGACGAACAGATTGACTTACTCCATGACCCGGTATTGCGACTTATAGAAGCCTATGCCGAACGGTTTGATAACGTCGTTGTGGTGTGTCAAGTCGGCAATCACGGTAAGAGTCGGGCGAGTGGGACGAGCAAGCAAAACAACGGCGACCTCATTGCGTACAAGAATCTACGCAGTACGATTGCGGCGTTACGCGACCGGCACGGCGACCTGCAAAACGTCGCTATGAAAATCGGTGAGGCGCGCCCGTACCGCAACTTCGAGATGCGTGGCGGGAAGGTGACGGGCCACCTTCGGCACGGACAAGATCGCGACCCACAAGCGTCGACAAGCGCACGCCTCAAGGAGTGGATGAGTACGCTGTTAGACCACGACTTTGACCTTGCATATCTCGGCCACCACCACGTTACGGGCATGATTCCGTGGGACGGCCCGCCGATAGTAGCGACGGGATCGCCAAAGCCGAGCGGGGAGTTCGTTGAACGCCTCGGCGTGGGTGTGCCGAGTCGCTATCAGTCAATCGCGTCATGTCACGGCGTGAGCGACGCGGGTATGACCGGCTTCTACCCGATTGACGACCGGGCGTTTAATCGGACGCAGTAAGCCGCCGTAACTCCACGCACGGAACGACCGGAAACGTGCGTTTCATCGGCTACCGTCACCACTACGCCCGTGTTTGTGGCGAGACGGGGCGGCTATGCAGAGATTCGGGGCGTAAGGTTTTGAAACTGCGGCCCGAACCGTGACGTATGCCCGACCCGAGTATTGACGAACTCTCAAAGAGCGACTGGGACGACGCGACGACGAGCGAACAAGACGCCATTATTGAGCAAGTCGAATACCTAAGCTCTACGGGATGGGCGCAACTCTCCCGCGAGCGCAAGAGCGAAGCGATCCGAAGCGCGCTTGCCGAACGCGACACCCTATATAACGAGCGCATGAGTCGCTTACCGACGCTTGACGGCGACGCCGAGGTGTTTAGCCTGAATCTTGCGGCGCATAAGATGGAGTTGGCCTCTGGCGGAGAAGCACAATCCGAATCGGGAGAAGGCGGGTCCGTCTCATATACTACGGGTAATGTTGAAGATTACCTAACTCTCACCCGCTACGGCAAGACCGCGCTGCGTCACGTCTGGCGGGATGAAAGTATAGCAATAGTCAGGTCATATGATTAGGTCCATGTACGGAGGTATTAAGAAGTAAGTAACGCCCGTGCATAATCAGGAAATGTCGTGTGAGGCCATAGGTGATAATTTTGATATAGCGGGTAGCACCGTGGCCCGTTGGTTACACAAGCATGATATTAACGTGCGGCCTGCGCACATACAGAGGGATTAGGTAAATAATGCTATCCGCAAGCGTAGACTTAGACGTTGACGTGACCGCCGAGGACGTGTATCAGGCGCACCGCAAGCGCGTCAAACAAGCGGCGAATCTCGGCTTTAGCGTCTCACAAGAGCGCGTGCCGGTCGACACGGGCACCCTAAAACAGTCAGGCTTTGCGCCGGAGTTCCGCGAGGAGGACGTGGTGTTTGGCTATACCGCGCGACAGGCCGCGCCGATGGAATACGGGACCGAACCGGGGCACCGCCCACCCATACAGCCCTTGGTCAGATGGGCGCAACGGATCGGCAAAGACCCCGGCTTTGGCGTGTGGGTGGCGACGCAGAAAATCCCACAAGAGGGCGTCGACGCTTCGCCTTACTTAGCTCCTGCTGCGGAGAGAATGAAGCCATGGTTAGACAACCACGGCCTTGACCTATAGATACACATGGGCGACTATAGCGACCAATACGACGACTTGGAGGAAAAGGACATACTCATAGGCATACTCACCGAACTCCAACAAATGCGCATGATGATGCAAGCCCAACAGACGGCCGGGAGCGACGACACAGCGACGTACTCATGCGACAGGTGCAACGCGACGGTGCCGGAGGACAAACGCGTCGCGCACGCGAGAGACGCGCACAAAACGCCGCCGGGCATGGCCGACGAGATATTCACGCGCGTCGACTAACCGAACCATTACCCCGTCCGGCGTCTTTGTCTCGCGTATGAGCGCGACAGACGCAACGACACACGTTGAAGAGATTAAGTCGCTTCTTGAAGCCGCGCCGGATACGGATTGGACGCCAACCACGCCGACCATCCGCACGTATTGGGAGGACGCGCAAAGCGAGCGCGGACCGGGTGCGGACCAACCCGGCGTGCTGTATGTGTGGAGTCCGACCGACTCGACACTTGAGACGTTTAGCATGGACGGCGACGACTTCTTAGAGAATAACACCGTGGAGGTGCAAGCGTGGAGCTTAGACGAACAGGAAGCGCGGCAACTCCAAAGCGACATAACGCGGATTCTTTCGCAGTACCTTGACGACAACACGGTAAACACGCCGTATAGTGACGTGCATCCTACGGGACAAGCCGACTTCCGCGAGCAAAAACCCGCACGCGACACGCGGCACTACGTCATGAGTGTGACGGTGGAGACGACGGGCCTTAGCGACACCGTAAAACCATGAGTAAACGGGTACTTAATATGACGGCGTCACAACACGTGGTTAGTGAGTTATGAGTGTTGCCTGCCTATCGCGCTTACGCGTCCAGTACCGAATCGACCCGAGTTTTAACATGCAGATGATCCCGTGGCACCGACAACTCATATCGCTCATTTACGGGATCGGTGTGATTATGATTGCGTTGTGGGCGTTAGAACAGGGGAACGGCCCCTACGTCGTCTTAGGCGTGGTCGGCATGAGTATGCTAACGCTCATGATGATCTTTGGCGTGGAAATTGAAACCGTGAGGGTTGGCAACGTGGGAGAAATCCAGTTCACGGACACCGGCCACAACTCAGGCGACAACAGCGACAAATAGCACTACTCTTTTGCGGCTCCCCGCTTTTGTGTGACGTATGAGTAGTGAAAGTGCCATTTGGTCTAACGCCAGAACACTAAGTATCCAGAACTCGTCAGACACCACCGTCCCGATTGCTGGGATTCAGGAGGTTAGCATCGTTCCGGCGTATGAACACGCAGAGCTATATACGATGGATTCCTCGTTCCGCGATACGGTCAAGCGATACGAACACAACGTAAACGTGGAAATCACCTACGCCAAGTTTAGCTTGGAAGCCGCGCAGGAGTGGCTTGGCGGCGAGGGCGCGACCGCCACGGCGTCGCAAGACGATAGCGACCCGGCGCTATTCACTATCGAGGACGTGACGCCAAGCGCGGACGGCACGTTTGAACGCACGGCCGTTGTGGAGGACGTTGTGTTCCCCGAGTTCCCCGTCGTGGAGGGGAGTTACGGGGAATATGAAGAGTGGGACTTGTCCGGGTCCGGGCGACAGTTGAGTGACCTTAGCGACACGTCCGGGGCCTAAGCATGAGTGACGATCCGGTCGGGATGGACGCCGAGAACCCCGACGAACTCGCGGCCGACCTTGCGCTTGACGCGGCCAAAGAGTATCAAGCGCGGGAGGCCGAACAGCATGACCTCTTCGACGCCGTGGCCGAGGAAGAGGGCGCGCCGATGCTTGAGACGCGCGCGACTATTGCGGGCGTCACTATCCCCGTGAGTGGTCGCTTAAACGGCGCGTTCATCGAGCGCGTGGAACGCCTCGACGCCGAGGCCAAACGCCGCGCCAACGACGAGGACGCCCCGGACGGCGTATCAGACATTGTGCGCGAACTGGGCGAGATTATTGACGACCTCGTTGACGACGACGAGATTACCGCGCGCGGTGTATATCAGACGTATCAGGCCGAGGGCGTCGCCCCCGTGCGCCGGATTCTTGAGGAGGTGATGGACGCGCTCCGCAAAGAGGACGAACGACTCCGTGGAGACGCGGACGGATTTCGCAAAGAGTAGCGACGAATTTGCCCAATACGCGCTGATACAGGACGGCACGGGCAAGACGTTCCGCGAGATATACGACATGGACAGGTGGGATATGTATCTCACAGCGTTGGTCCGGGCGCGGTGGTATCAGGAAAAGAAGCGGGCGTCCGACCGCGCGCAGAACGGGCGATAGTACCCCGCACGCTTTTGCCGCCACGGTGTGAACACGTAGGTATGAATAGAATCCACTACGCGCTTATCGGCGCGTTCCTGAGTGTCGCGTTTATGATTGTCTTTGGCTCACTCCTCGGGCTTGTCGGTCTGTTCGTGAGCATGACCGTCGCCGGATGGGAGTTCGGCAGGGCACACATCCCCGCGGAGGCGTAAGATGGTCACGGCCGAGGAGCTTGTCGTTGCGATTAAGTCCGAAGGCGTTAGTGAGACGCGCGAGGACGTGGAGGCTATCGGTGACTCAATGGAAGAGACGGCCGAGGAGTCACGCGACGCGGCCGAGGATTTGGTCGGCTTTTCGGAGGACTTAGCGGGCGCGGCGTCGGCGGCGGTTGGCGGCATTGCACTCATTACTGGCGGACTCTTATCGCAAGTGCCGATCCTCGCGGAGTTTGCATCTGGCCTTGGCGCGGTCATTAGTTCAATCGGACTGCAAATTGACCAACTCTTACGCGACCTCGGCGCGGATGGGTTAACCGGCGCGCTGTTCGGGGCGGCAAATGCAATCATGGGCCTTGAGGGGACGCTCGGGGATATAGCCGGCGTGTTTGGTTTGATTATCACCGCGGCGTCCGGTGCGGCGCTCGGGCTTGCAGCGTGGGCGGTGAAAGTGAAAGGCGTTATTGGCGCAGCGACGGCACTCGGCGGCGCACTCAAGACGGCCGGGAGTATCCTTGTGGGGCTTGTCGCGGGCATTAGTGCAACGACCGCCGCGCTCGCGCTTGCCGTGGCCGCTGTGGTCGGCTTTGCCGCTGCATACCTCACCAACTTTAGAGGCGTGCGCGATACGACCAACCGCGTGCTTGGCAACGTGATTGATATGTTCTTGAGCTTTGCAGGCGACCTCACCGAGTGGGCGGGCAACCTCGCAAGTGACGCGTTCAATTGGGGCCGCAACCTCATTCAAGGCTTCATAAACGGGATTCAGTCGCTTATCGGTCGCGTGCGCTCGTTCCTTGGCGACCTTCGCAATATTGCAGGCAACGTTGGGATTAGCGTGCCGACGCTCGGCGGGATTGGTGGCGGTGGGGGCGGCGGTGGCGGCGGCACGGGACGCGCACGCGGCGCACCGGCACAGAACGCCTTTGGTGGCGGCGTCACGCTTGACGGGCGGCGTGTCTCCGAGGACACCGGGCGGTATCGCGCCGACCCCGGACGGCGACGGGGGTTGTAAATGGCCGAGGCAACCCTATCACGCGGCGGCACAAGCGTAGATATACCGCTCGTTGAAGAGGGTGGCTCTGTGCTTGTTTCTAGCACGTTTGGCAAACCCGAAACTCAGGTGCGACAGTCGGGCGGTACACTCAATCCACGTGTACAAGACCAATGGTCGAGTTTACAGGGCGTGCAACTTGTCGGACGACTGTTTGACTATCAAACTTCACACGACCTCGCGGACCTCGTTAAGAGCGCGTCCCTTGACCCG